GTATTATGGCGGCCGCAAAACGAGCTGGAAGCGTGGCCGAGTGGTTTAAGGCAACGGTCTTGAAAACCGTCGATGGGCAACTATCCTAGAGTTCGAATCTCTACGCTTCCGCCATATTCAAAGCCCAGATTATTCAGGGCTTTTTGCGTTTTTGGGGCATAGAAAATCTAGCCATGGGCACGCCATTGGGAATGGTTTGATTTGTCAGCGCTGACAATACTTTGCTACTTGGTGGGCTTCGCCAACGCCCCAATTCTGCGGTAGACCCGCTCCGTAATGTCGCCCTTGGTGTGGCCGAGCAACAGGCTTGCATGGTCGACATCGGTGATCTCGGACGCCGCCTTCGGGCGGATGTCACGGAACTGAAACTGGCTGATCCGGCCAGCCAGCACCTGGTCACCGGCGGCCACCGCTTCCTTCACCGCCTCTTCCCTCGCATCGTCCCAGCGATGGCGCAGCATCGGTGCCGTTACCCGCTTGCCGTTGTCGGTCAGCAGCAGGTAGGGCGATCCATGCGGAGCGTTGCGCTCCAGAATCTTCCTGATCAGGGCGCCCAAGCTACTCTCCACACCATCGACCTCAAGCATGATCCGCAGCTTTTTGTGGGTCTTCTTCTGCTTGACGCCGAGGGCCTTACCCTCAATGTCGTCCCTTCTCATCACCAGCACGTCCGCGGGACGCTGGCCCGTCAAATATGCCAAGTCCATGGCGTCCTTCAATTCACCAACTGCTTTCGCGTAAACCGCGTTCCAGATCGCGTCATTGGCGTAGAAGTCCCGTGGCACCTCCCTGTTCTTGCGTACACCCTGGCACGGGTTCTCGTTGGTGGTGAGCCCCCATTCCCGCGCGATGTTGAAGATGTGCGACAGGGTGGCGATCTCACGGTTCGCCCTAACAGGCGCAGTTCTGGCGTCGCGATACTTCGCCACGTGGGCGGGTGTGATTCCGTCGATTGGCGCCTTCTCGAAGTAATTGCGCAACTGGCGTATCTCCGCCAGGTTGTCCTTCTGGGTGCGCGGCGCCTTCTTTGGGATGATGTCGCGCTCGTATCGGTCGAAGATTGCACCCATCGTCACCAGGTCCTTCGGTTTCTCCTTTGCCTCCAGTTCGGCCCACTTGAGCCTGGCCAGGCTCAAGTCAGTGCCCAGCGGTATGGGCTTGCCGGTTTTATCCAGGTAGAAGTAGCTGATCCATACCTTGCCCGGGTTCTTCTTGCTCTTGCTGGTGCGCTTGCGCCGGTACATGCCGGGCGGCAGGTCACGGTTCTCGGTCTTCCTGGGGCGCATTTCACCTCACCTTCGAAATGTCAGGGGTCCACGCCGGGGTCACTGGCGGCGGTGGTGCCAGCGGCACGACCTCAAGGGTGACGCCTAGCTTCATGCGTGCGTACTGGCGGCCCACCAGAGGCCGGCCACCGCGACTCTCGACGAAGTGCCAGCCGCGATCATTGAGCCAGCGGCGCTGCCAGCCCCTGGCCTTGTAGCCGGTCAAGTCGGCCAGCTCTTCGTCCGAAAGGATCTCGGTTTCCATGGGATGGTCTCCACGCCGCCGGTGGCGGCAGGTTGTTGGTCAGGACTTGGCCGGGAACCACTCGTTGTCGTATTCGAACTGGCTGACCAGCTCTACGGAGAGGTGTGGGATCTCGCGCTCGAACCGCAGCGTGCCGTAATGGCGATCCACGAAAGCCTTCGCCTCCTCGATGAAGTGCTCCTTGAAGATGCGCACCAGGTGGTCGGATGCTTTTTCGAAGTCCTCCTCGCGGTAGTTCTCCTCGACCAAGCCGCCGCGGCAGACACGCCACACGCAGCGCTTCGGCTGGGCCTCGGCCGCCTGGATCTTCAGGGCCATCTGGTCGCGGGCGTAGCGAAGTTGATCCAGTGTCAAGGTTTCTACCCACTGGTCGGTGCCGACGCGCATGGTGTGGCCGTGCTCGCACTTGATTTCGGGCATAGTTCATCCTCGCCCGCGCATGTGGGCGGGCTTGAGTTGTAGGGGGAGGGGTTAGGCTGCGGGGCTTGGCTTGATCTTGTTCCAGTGGCGCCAGATGCCCTCCTCGGGCACCTTCTTTTGCAGTTTGAACTCGCAGTCGTTGCAGATGACCCAGCTGAGGCTGAGCGCGGAACTGCTATCAAGCTCCAAGTTGTCGCTGCCGCACTTCGGGCATGGTTTCAGTTCATCGCTCATCGCGGCGCCTTCCATACCAGGTAGGCCATGTACATCAGGGGCAGGATCATGATTTGCGCTCCAAGAAGGCATAGACCAGAGCGGAAAGGCCGCATGCAATGCCCAACGTGTATCCGATAGCTGCAGCTCCTGGCGTTCCGGCGCCATCGGCGGCGATCATGAAGAGCAAAGCCAGGATCAGGTTGAACTGGTAGTTAGTCACGGCATCAGCTCCTTCGGCACCTGGACGATCGGTCCGAGCTTGGCGTGGACCAGGGCGCGACATAAGGCGATAAGGGGAGTGGGCCCTGAAAGCCATGTCGAGTTGAGCGGACCTGCGCTGCACCCGCAGGGGCCGCCTGACAAGTACCGATCATGGCTTAAGCCTGCTTGGTGCTTTTCGAATAGCGGCCCGCCGTGCTCCCAGTTGGTGGAAGGGCGATAGCCGAAGCCATCGGCCGCACCGCGGATGCTGACGCTGGTAGGATCAGTCCGGCTGCGCCAGATTGTGGTCCTGCACTCAGGGTCTGTGCCGAAGCCTTCGGCCATGGCCACAGCCCAGTCCAGCGGCGCGCCGATCAGGTTGGCTACCCTCACTTCGATGAGGTCGGTCATGGCTTTACCACCTGCAGTTTGCTACGTGCAAAATCAACCAATGCGGCCTCGATGCCGTCGTTGATGATCTTGGCCTGCTCACGGCCGACCTGTTGGTACATCGCCCCGTTCGCGGCCGACATGAAGCCGGCCCAGAGCTGCGCCTTTTCACGGGGCCCAGAGAACCCATTGGCCTCTGCCACATCGTCGAAAGTGGAGCGGAGCATGAGCCACATGTCTCGTCCGAGTGCTGAAGGATCTGTCACAGCTGATACCTCTCATCAATCCAGCGCCCAGGCGCCAGTGCGGGTGTAGGTTCGGGTTGTGTTTCGTGCGGGGAGAGCTGGCGCTGGTTGCCGGCCTGCGGCTGGCTGTCGGGGATGCAGCTGATGCCGACCCCGTTGAGCAGGTAGCAGGTGACGCCGCGCTGGCTGTCGTGCTGCACGTCGATGACGTTCTCGGTTGCGCTGGCGCCGGTGGCCAGCAGCAGGAGGCAGAGGGCGAGGCGGGTCATGCTTCCACCTTGTGGCGGATCCACACGCACACGGGCCCGTCCTCGGTGTCGTGGATCGAGAAAGTGAACCAGCCATCACCGGCCGGTTTGCTCGGCTGCCAGGGCGTGCAGTCATAGTCGCCCCCGGCGTCGAGCCATTCCGCATTCAACTCTTCCGGCCCGTCGTTCTCCATCTCGACCACGCAGTATTCCAGGCCGCGGTCACCGAACCAGCTGAACGGCAGGGCGCATTCGTCGCCGTCGTCCGGCCAGGCCGGATGGGTCCAGAACCCGTATTCGTCGCGCACGACCTGGAGCGGCTGGATCATTTGCTTTTCTTCATGCATGACTTCGTCCTTGGCCGCCATATCGCGGCAGAAGTTGTACAAGTTATTGGTGGTGTAGAAGTTTTTGGGCCGGTGGTCTGATTCAGTTCACAGTTCGGCTTTTTCCAGTTGTACAGCGGCGCCGCTTCGCTATCGTGGGTTTTGGCCATACACGAAAGACTTCAGTCGTAGGAGGCGGCATGCGAATTCGCGGAGACGTTTATTGGCAGTGGGCGGACCCAACGCTCCACCACCGGGAGCACGACGAAACTCTCGATGACGGCACATTTATCGATGTCCAGGTGAGGCTGGCGCGAACGGGCCAGACGCAGATGTTCATCGGTGTCTATGCGGCTGCTGGCGCTGCGCTTCACGAAGAGGCTTTCGACTCCCGCCCAGGCGAGTCGATGACCAGGGCACTGGCCTGGGGCGTTGGGCGTGCTCGCCGAATCGCCACCGAGGGTCTGGCAGCAACTGAGAAGCTTGCAGCCTGCTCGAAATAGACAGGGGAGGGGTTACGGCGTCAGGAGTACAAATGTGCTACGTCGGGCGCTCAGCGCGCATGAAGGCTGTCATGTGGCCCATCTGCTCAACGATGGCGCGCTCTTCGGCTGCTGCCGCTGCGATGATCTTATCCTTGCGTTTCTGGCAGCGCAGGCAATCAACTTCGGCCCATTCGCCTGACAGTTCAGATGCATCGCCCAGCCATGTACCGCAGGGAGCTTGCTCAAGGTCGTCTAGGTCGGTGGATGGCGCGAAGTGCGTCCTCACGAGTTCGCCTCCGGCGCTGCGCTGGCGCAAGTCTGGCAAGTCTTGTCGGCTGGGCCGCATACAGTGGCAATACGTACCTGGCCAAGGCCATGGCAGGCTCCACATTTCGGCTCCGCTCTGGCAGATATGGCTTTGTAGTCCTTGGCGATGCCTTCGACGACTTCGGCATATGGGTGGTCATGCCAGAACTTGGCGTGATCAACGACGCGATCCAGCAGCGCATCCCGCTCGGCCAGCTGGGCGCGCTGATTCGAAATCCGCAGGCTCTGCCGTTGGATGTTCGAGTCGGAATGCTTGATGACTTCGCGCAACTGCTCGTTTTCGCCGCGCAGCCGCTCAACCTCAGCGGAGCCGGTCATTGGGCCCAGGCCAACAATCGGCAGCCCAGTCGCCGCCGCATCCCGCTCAGCCTCTTCTTTGGTCCACCAGAAGGCAGTGCCAACCATCCAGGCTATCGGCTCGGCTTGGGGCTGCGGAGCTGGCCGGCCTGTGACGCGCGCTTCGATAGATGCCCAGGCTGGCGCGAACTCCGGCCAATCGCTTTCAATCACCAGGCATTCCCGCGCCGGGCAGTTCCACTCGGCCATCAGCCCCATCACGCCTTCGAGATAGGAGTGTGCGAGATCGGAGTCGACAGGCGACAGAAGCGCCAGGTCGCTGCGTTTGACGACGATGTACCGGTCTTCGCGCTGGAAGGGCACGCTGACGATCTCGGTGTTGCTGGATCGGTTTTCTGTGGGCATGGTCATCTGTCTCGCTGCTGGCGTAAGCTACCGGGTGTTTATTCGGCCCGGAGCAATAGGGATACATGGAAAGAAAAGACATCGCTGCTCTGACGGCCGTAGTTGGAGGCTCGTTTTTTGCTGGCGTAGTTTGGGCGCCCGCTTTCGCAGATAAACAGCTATTAAAAGATCTGCTGGAGTCTACTAGTTATATAGCTACAATCATTGCATGTTTCGTTGCGGTTGCTGCGCTCACTTCATGGAAAAAACAATTCAGGTTTTCTGAGCGATTCACCAGGCTGTCTAATTTGAAAGATGCTGCTACGGATCTTCACCGGTATCGTGGTTATTTGCAGGATATTTCTAGGGCCTGTGAAATCAAGCTTAGAGGCGAAGAGGTTCCGGACGAGTTGGTTGAGGCTCTGGCTAGTAAGCGAATGATAGTTCTGGATACCTTTACTGTTTACAAAAAAGCATGGGCATCTGCGGTTGCGTTCTTAAGTGGCCATGAAGAGGCAGCAATCCAGGGGCGGCCAGATGTATTTATAGGGATGTTCACCCACTATCCTGAACAAATTTACACGGCAGCTGAACTCGGTTTCTTATCTGGCGATAAGGCTGAGTATGAAGCAGTTAAAAACGAGGCTATCGAAAAGGCAAAGTTTTTATATGCGCAGACCGTAGGTGCGTTAGATTTTCTATTGAGCCAGAAAATCTAAAACATGTGCCTGACCAGATACATAGGCAAGAGATTTAGGAAATTGGATGTCGGTGACAACTTAGCAAACCCCGGAAGGAGCTCGAGGGTCACGGGCAGTTGTTTGCGCCACAGTTCTCGCAGTCGTTGAGGAATCGCCCGTCCCAGCTGATGAAGCGTCCGCAGCCGTGGCAATTGAGCGGTCGCTGCCAGGCCTTGCGCTGCTTCCGTGGCTTCACCAGCTCGATGCCGGTACCGTGCAGGGCTTCTTTGATGTTCACGTCCCGCTTATGCACCAGGCGCCTTGCCTTTTCATTGAGGTAAGCCAAAGGCCAGATCACTGCTACCTCTGGCGCGTTGCCGATCGCTTCGGCAGCCTCAAGGGTGAGGTGGTGGGCTTTCTCGAATCGGTACGTGTGTCCTATTGGCCACCTGGCCAAGGCTATGTCGTTCCCATTCCAGTGCCCTGGGATCTGCAGGACCACAGTGCATCCTGGGTTCAGCTGGTCGCGAGCTTCGTCCATGCTGATGTACTGGTGGTCGACGCCGAAATGTGCGCGCGCATCGACGTAATTTTTTGGCCAGGGGATGTCTGTATCCCGGTGGCCACAGGCTTGCTCCTGGGTGAACAGTTCGGCCCTGTCGAGGTTGGTGGTGTAACCGCCGCCCAAGGCCCAGAACATGAGGCCGTCACCGGTGTTGCTGCGGCTGTCCTGTAGGTAGAACTGGCTCATGACTTTCTCCATGCATGCGCCGCCCCCGTGGCCGGATGAGGCATGGTGGCAATTTGGTTTGGGATCGGGTATTACGGGTGACCGGCATGGGGCCGGGCTAGGGAGTGTCAATGAAGGTCTTTATCAGTTGGTCTGGGAATCGCAGCCGCGCTGTAGCCGAGGTTCTTAGCGATTGGATAAAATGTGTACTGCAAGCGTCGGAACCTTGGATTTCAACGCGTCACATCGATCGTGGTTCGCTGTGGTTCACCGAAATAAACGAAAAGCTCCGAGATATATCGGTCGGTATTGTCTGTCTAACACAGGACAACAAAGATAAACCATGGATTTTGTTCGAGTCTGGTGCTCTGGCGAAAGGCCTGAGCGGAAATAGGGTCTGCACATTTTTAGTCGACCTCCAGCCTCACGATTTGACTGATCCGCTGGCTCAGTTCAATCACACTAAACCTGACAGGGAGAGCGTATGGGAACTTATGAGAACGCTGAACGCGTGCCTTGCAGAGCGTTCGCTTGACGAGCGTGTGTTAGAGAAAGCTTTCATCGTCTACTGGCCTCAATTTGAAGCGGAGTTCGCTCTCGCGTTGGCCGAAAATGAACCTGAAAAAGTCTCGAGGCCCCGGCCTCAGCAAGATGTAATGATGGAAATTCTGAGCGCAACCCGGGAAATGTCGAAGCGTATTTCTACGCTTGAATCGCAACAACGAAAAATCACACTTCCCAATGACTTGGTAAAATGGAAGGACCATCTCAAAATAGATCCTACTACCGCTGATTCAAGAAAGTATTGGATTCAGCATCATATGACACCGGCTGAACTTGCCGAAGTTACAGCAAAGCTTAAGTCGGAAGTGGCTAAAAGTCTCAAGGATGAGGATGGTAATCCGGATAAAGAGTAAGGACTATCACCCGTTTCATGCATACTAGTACTGACTCCAGGCGCCGACGGTGGCAAATATTTTGGCTGCATCTGCCTCGTCTAGCGTAGTGTCAGTGGGAATGGCGATCCAGCCGGCCGCCACCAGATGATTAGGGTTGGCGGTCGCCCGCAGGTCCATGTAGGTTGTCTCGATTACGTCGGTCAGGTGTTCGGCGCGATAGTTATCCTGGGGCGCGACCTCGATCGACTTGTGATACCGCTCGCCGAACTCAGTCCGGCACAGCACGTTGAGGTAGATGGTCCAGCGGTGCGGGATGTCGCAGACTGCGTCGACGACTTGCCGCACGCAGATCTGCTTGAGGTTCTTCCAGTTGAGCAGCACCTGTTGGCCGCTCGGGTCAATGTTAACCACGGCGGCGTGGTTGGCAGATACCAGCGCCCGGCAGGTCCGCTCCAGGCGTGCCCGCATGTTGTGCGGCTTGCGCTTGCTCATTGCCGAGCACCTGTCTTGCTCGCAGCCCCGGCTTCCATCGCATCCACAAACCGCAGCGCGGCTCGGTAGCTGAAAGCGAAGCCTTGAACCACGCCAGTGGCGATATCGACCACTTCCCACGTCCCGGCCCGGCCGGAAGCCTGGTAGCGCGGGGCCTGCTGCCCGATCTTGGCGTGGGCTTCGATCCTGGCTGACGTGCTGCGCTCGAGCAGGGCCGCGAGCACGGCAAGCTTTTGCTCGAAAGCAGGGTGCATTGCTGTGTGCATGGTGAATCCTCGGATTGGTCAGGCGTGAAGTTCCAGGGCCTCGGCCCGGCGAACGATTCGAACTTGTGCGGTGCGCCGCTCGGGCGCCCGGCGATCGCGGCGCATCGGATCGCTGTCGTTGATCAACGCATGCGATGCGATCAGGGCGGCGAGGGCGATGCAGAGCGGGCTGATAATGTTGCGGCGCATGGCTTCGGCCACTGCAGCAGCCCGGCGGGCAACGCCGAGCTTGAACATGGCATCGCAGATGCGCTTCTCGACGCCGCTTTCACTGATGCCGAAGTGCCTGGCGATTTCCTTCGTCGTGAATCCTTGGGCAACGTCAAGAAGGCATTGCAGTTCGCGAGGCGCCAGGCCACGGCCAAGATGGCCTATCCATGCGCCGGTGGTGATCGTGTCCATGATGTGATCTCGTTGGGTATGAGCTGGCGCGAGATGGAGGCAAATTGCTACCCTCGCGTGATGATCAGGGGGAGGGGTTCCATATGGACGCCGAAGATCGAAAGAAGCAGCTCAAGCCAGAACTGGATGAGGTAACTCTGCAGCTTCGCGACGAGTTTGCTCTGCTGGATAAAATCATTGAGCTGCAGAAGCTCGCCAAAGGCCATCCAAACGCCAAGCAGAGCCGCAAGGCGTCTAAGGCTGCCGCAAAGGCGGCTATAAAGGCCAATAAGCAGGCCGGAAAGGGGCCTTGGTCTCTGAAGGCGCCTAAGGCGAAACAGCCAGCTGTCGCTTCGAAATGGATCGAGAAAGTGTGCTGGCGGTGCAAGTCAAAATTCAAAATTCACGCAGATTGGGAACGCCCTCCAGCCCTTTGCAAGGTTTGCGCAAAGGATCTGGATCAGACCTACTTGCCGTCAGGTCCTGATCACTCAACCCCATTTGCTAACGTCCACTTCGTCAGGGGTGGGGCTCCAAGCCTGGGCAAGCGACGCTGATTGAACATGGTCCGCATCCCAAAGCGCCCGGACGCGCCGGGCGCTTCAGTGATGCTTTCCGTTGTCGGTCCGCTACTGGCGTCGACCGAAAACTCATGTGCGCCTTGATTACCACCTGGCCCTAATCCAGTTCGCACTCGTTTTGTTCTACCCAGCCGCGGCGCTCACCCGCTGGGAAACTGCATTGGCGCTTTACGCTGCACGCCCGGGGCAGTTGCCACCCCTCTGGACCGTTGAGGCCTGTCCATCGCTGCCTTCGTTTCTGGCCGGTGTCGATCCGGCGTTGAGGTAAAGTTACCTGCGGGTAACTATTGCAGTCAATACCCATGGGTAATCTTTTTTCTCGAAGGCAAAAAAAAGCCCGCATAAGCGGGCTCTGTTACCAATTCAGGCTAAAGGAGGACTGAGTACCAGAAGACACGACCGAGGACGATGATCTGGTTGGAGATGAGTTCCTCGGCGGTATATTCCTCATCCGGGTGCTCATCTCGATTGAAGCTGCGGAGCCGGATGCCGCCCCCTGGTAGCCGGTAAAGGGTTTTTACCCGAAGCTGGCCGGCATGGTTGATGGCATACATTTTTCCATCAACCACCGCAGTTCTGCCTTGATCTACACCGGCCGTGCTGCCATCAGGCAAGACAGGCTCCATGCTGTTGCCGCTGACTGTTACACATACCGCGTCGCTGGGCTGAACTCCCTGCCGTCGCAGTGTCAGCTTGCCGAAGCGAAGTTTTCGGTTACTTGACTGCTGAACCACGGTGCGTCCCTGGCCTGCGGATAGTTCTACTTCCTTGAGAAACGGCACATACACCTCATCGTCACCCAGCGGCGTATCGTCGTCCCAGACGTCGAAAGAGCCGATGTACTCGGCGTTTGCCTCAACAGAAGATTGCTTAGTCACAAGCCCTGGCTGATCCATCGCATAGCGCTGAAGGCCGAGGTTCTCCTCGATCTCGCGCGCGAAATCCTCCCCGATCTTCTTCGCTCCAGAGCTGTCTGGGTTCGCCAGGCAGCGGGAGATGTAGTTCGCGCTCTTCCCCAAGGCATCGGCTATGCGTGCCTGTTTGCCTTCGAAGCGCGAATTCATAAGTAGCCGCAGGTTATCGCGGCGAATGTCTGAAATTTCCATCGAGCAATGATCTGTGACCGTTACCAAAAGGTAAATTCCCTGTGGGTATTGTTTAATCATTACCCAGCGGTAATAATCTGGTTGACTACTACGGAGGCCCGAAATGCGGACCAGAAAAACCGGGCTGCTGGAGTGGCTCAAGACGGCGACGGATGAGCAGGTAGCTCAAACCGGAACGTCTCGGGCCTACCTGCGGCTAATTGCCTACGGGCACAAAATAGCTTCGGCTGAAATGGCCGCTAAGACCGAGGTAGCCAGTCGCGGTGCTGTAACTCGTCAGCAGCTACGCCCTGATGATTGGAGCGTTATATGGCCTGAGCTTGGTGCTGCCTGATGTAAGCAAGTATGCGTGACCTGGCCTTGCGCCAGTAGTGAGTCCGTCCAGCTGTTCAGGCATCCAGTAGCTAAATCGCAGACGAAAAAAAACCGCCTGGCAGGGCGGCTTTCTCTACAACTTGACACGAGTTGAAGCATGACAAACATCGTCCCACTTGACAAGTCCAGGGGGTTCACCCGGATGGACAACCAGCTCATGGATGGCCTGCTGGCTATCGATCTCCCTGCTCGGGAGATGAAGATTGTGCTGTACGTGGCCAAGGCCACAATCAACTTCGGCGCGGGCGCTCAGCGCATCCCGGCTACCGACATCGCGAAGGCCATCCACGCTCATCCCGACACCGTGTCGAAGGCCATTTCCAGCCTGTTGCGTCGACGCGTACTGTTCCGCGAGGGCGGTGCCCGGGGCGACATCGGTGTGAATGACCCGAAAGACTGGGCCTATGTCACTGAGCCGAATCAGACCAAAACAGCCGATTCGGCTCAAGTGGTCCGAATCGGCGAAGAGTCGAAACAGACCAAAACCGCCGAGTCCCTTCTTTATTCTAAGAATCTAACCCCCTATGTAAATCTTCCTACGGAAGATATTACATGCCCCCCCAGCGAATCGCCGGATGCTCCGGCCAAGTCTGAGCGCAAGGCACCGTTCGGCAAAGCAGCGATGCTGGCCGACAACCCCCACGGCCTGGATGAATCGCTGATCGTTGACTACCTGACTGTCCGCAAGGCAGCGAAAGCCCCGGTGACGGCCCGCATCTGGTCCGGCCTGAACGCCAAGCTGGAGCAGTGCAAGGCTTTCGGCATCCAGCCCGCCCAAGCCCTTGAGGTCGCCGTCGAGAACGGCTGGCGCGGGTTCGAGGTGGACTGGGTGACCAAGCGTATCGGCACCCAGCTGCCTGCCAAGTCCAATCCCAACAGCCGCCACCACGGGTTCAGTGACCGCGACTACACCGGCGGCCTGACCAAGCGCGAGGACGGTACCTATGCGATCTGAATCGGTGATCACCATGTCCGAGGTGCGAAACGCCGCCGGGTTCCGCGTACAGCCTGCGCACTGCGAGCATCACGGCGACTTCGAACAGCGGGTGACCATGCTCATGGGCCGCGAAATCGTTGGGCGCTGCCCTGCGTGCGAGAAGGCCGCCATTGTCGAACGAGAGGCGAAGCAGCAGGCCGAGGAAACCCGCCTGAAGCGCGAGGCGATGACCCGCAAGTTGGGGTCGGCGCTGATCCCGAAGCGTTTCGCCGACCGCACCCTGGCCAACTATCGCGTCGAGCACGAAGGGCAGCGTAAAGCCCTGGCCTTTTGCACGCGCTACGTGGCGGCATTCGAGGAGATCGAGCGCACCGGCCGGTGCCTGATGCTGTTGGGCAAGGTCGGCACCGGCAAGACCCATCTGGGTGCCGGCATGGCCAACGAGCTGATGCGCAACACTTCGGCCACCGCCGTCTACCGGACCGTTGGCGCGATTCTGCAATCCATCCGGGCGACCTACGACCGCCACAGTGAGCAGTCCGAGGCCGACATCCTATCCAGCCTGATCGAGCCGTCATTGCTGGTGCTGGACGAGGTCGGGGTCAGCAAGGAGCAGCCGAGCGAGTTCGAACTGACCACCCTGTTTTCGATCATCAACGGGCGCTACGAGCAGATGCGCCCCACGGTGGTGATCTCCAACCTGGAGGCCGGCCAACTGCGCCACGCCATGGGCGAGCGGTGTTATGACCGCCTGCGCGAGGGCGGCGGGGTGGTGGTGCCCTTCGAGTGGGAATCGCACCGTGGCAAGGAGGAAGCATGAGTCCAGCTATGGCCTTCAACGGCATTCCGATTTACGTCAGCGAGCACCTGCCCAAGACGAAAACTGTTCGCTGGAAGACTGAGCGGAAGTGGTGCCATTGGAAAGACGCACCTGGCCTTCGCTATCGCGTAAATGCCAAGGAGGTCCCTTGCGACACCATGGTCATGCTTGGTGGCCGGGTGTTCGTCTCTCCCGAAGGCTTGGCGAAAATCCAAACCCAGCTGGGAAAGGCGGTTTGATGAAATCGGTGACTATGAAGCCTTTGCGCCAGGGTTCTCTGCGTGCCAAACCCGTCGATCGGGAAGGGCAGGAGCAGGCCGCGCTGATTCAAGAGCTGCAGCTGCGCTACCCGCAGGCTTACAAGCTGATCTACCACGTGCCGAACGGCGGTCACCGGGTCAAGGCCGTGGCCGCCAAGCTGAAAGGGCAGGGCGTGAAGGCCGGGGTGCCCGACCTGGTGCTGCCGATGGCGCGCGGCGGCTACTTCGGCCTGTATATCGAGTTCAAGGCCATGCCACCGTTCGATGCGCCGGTGTCCCCCAGCCAGGACGCTTACCTGCAGGCGCTCGGCGATCAGGGCTATCTGGCGATCGTGTGCCGGGGCAACATCGATGCCGTCGAGGCCATCCGCGCCTACCTGCTGCTCCCTGCGACGGTGGCCGCATGAGCGCGACCCGTGAAGTGAAGCTGAGCGAGGCCGAAGTGCGCCGGCAGGCCGCCGACAAGTCTGTGCGCGACCTGCGCGACCCACGCCACCCAGGCCTCTACCTGCGCTTCTGGAGCAACCGCGAGCGTGGCACCTGGCACCTGGTGCGCGGCAAGAAGTGGGTACCGGTTGCCCGCTGGCCCGACCTGAGCGTATCGGCGGTGCTGGCCGAGCTCCCCGCGCTGCGTCAGCGCCTGCTGCGATCCCCGGCCACGGCGCCGGTGGTCTCGGGCATGGTCACCGTGGGCCAATTGCTGGACTGGTACGGCAACCGCATGGCCCGTGACCGCTCGCTGTCGGCCAAGCGCAAGGCCGGCGCCCGCTCAGCCATTGCTCAGCACCTGAAGCCGCGTCTGGATGACCTGGCCGTGGCCGATGTAACCGCCGATGCCCTGGACAAGCAGCTGATGTGGCCGTGCCAGGCCGAGGTGTCGCTGTCCTACCTGCGACAGATGTTCGCGCTGCTTCTGACCGCTTTCCGACAGGCCCTGCAGCTGGGCCTGATCGACCGCAACCCAATGGCCGGGATGCGATTCAACGACTTCACCAAGGCCAAGATCCTGCCCAAGGCCGCGCGGCTGCGTGACGTGCAACTGCCCGAGTTGATGCAGCAGCTGGCCCAGGCCTTCGAAGCGGCACCGGGTGATGCCATGTTGGCCCTGATGATGCTGGCCCACGGCACCCGTATCGGCGAGACCCGCATGGCGCGCTGGAGCGAGATCTCCCTGGCGGCGGCCGAGTGGTTCATTCCCGCGGCGAACACCAAGACCCGCACCGAGCACCGTCTGCCACTGACCGCCCAGGTCGAGGCGCTGCTGATCCGGTACCGGGCCGTTCAGCAGGCCGGAGGCTACGAGGGCGTGTACCTGTTCCCGAATCGTCGCGGCTTGTCGTTGAGCGAGACCCAGGCCAGCGCCGTGTTCACCCGCCTGGGGCAGGGCAAATGGACCAGCCACGACCTGCGCAAGGTGTCCCGCAGCACCTGGACTGACCTCGGCATCGACGGCCACATCGGCGAGATGCTGCTGAACCACACGCTGGGCAAGATCGCCAGCACCTACATCCACACCCAGGCCATGCAGCAGCGTCGCGCAGCCCTGGAGAAGTGGCACGCCTGGCTTGATCAGGTTGGATTCGCAGCCATCCACGGCCTTACCAAGGCCTTATCCGAAATTTCGCAGAATTCGCCCGAGGCCACAGCAGCCGTGGCGCCGAACGACCTTACCGCATTTGTAATTAGCGAGGATTCGAAATGACAGTTGCTCAGTTTGCTTACCAGGCCGCGGGCCTGCTGCTGGCCTACTACATCGGCTGGCTTCGTGCTCATCACACGGTTGCCGCTGAGTGCGAACGCCTGGGTGGCTTCTATGTGGGTCCCAAGACATTCCGCTGCGTGAAGGTTGAGGGATCGAAGGAATGAGGAAAAGCCACGGCCCAGCCTTGAAGAAGGCCGTGGTCCAGCTGGAAGAGTGCCCTTTGTGCCGTGGGAGAGCGGTCACCAAGGGCTTGTTTCACGAGCTGCCATGCGAGCACTGCAACGCCTCGGGCTGGGTAGCGGCTGCAACTGGCGAGGCCTTGGCCCTGGACGAACTGGTGACCCAGCTCAGCATGAGGCTGCGGGCCGCGCTCCGGCAGATCGAGCAGCTGAAGAACCTTCAGGCATCCGGGCCTGAGGCCGCATATCAGGGAAGCAACCGGCGCGGCGCCGGCGGCACCAACTACACCGGGGATTGAGGGGGAAGTGCATGAGCAATGTAGAAAGGTCGGCTGAGGATCTGCTGGAACACTGGGGGCGCTGGGTGGTGCTCGGATCGGGGGTGTCGTGCTGCGCATCGCGGGAGAACACCATACTCGACCCTATGATTTCCGACGACGACGCGCTATTCATTGACCGTCTAGTCGGGCGCCTTCGAAAGCGCTATCCAGAATGCGGCCAGGTCATCATCAAGTACTACACCTCACGCGACACGTCGCTCAAGGATGTCGGTAAAAAGCTGGGCTTCGGGGAGGAGAAAACTAGGCAACTTTGGAAAGCAGGTGTGGCCTGGATTGATGGTGCGCTCGATACCCGGCGCGAAGCTGCTTGACAGCCCCGGGGAGTATCAGTACATTTCACGTTACTTTGCGGTTTTTCCGCGTGCAAAGCCCGTTCCTAGGAGCGGGCTTTTCGCTGTCTGGGGATAGGCTTCCCAGCGCTAAGGACGTACATCATGGATGAGCTAAGCCCTTCTGTTTGGTTTCCCGTAGTCACCTTGGTCGTCGGGGTGATGCTCAAAGCGGGTTTCGATGTCCTGATTGAAGGCAGGAAAGCGGCAGTCGAAAAAGCAGTGCGATTCGAAAAGCGCAAAGAAGCAATTTTGATGCAGCGGATTGAATCCCAACGAAAAGCGCTGGGTGACCTTCAGGTGGCTATTTCCATCCTGGTTCGCTGCTCCTCTTTGGGTCACATTTCGGATGCAGACGTTTTCCACAAGACCGGGATTTGGGGCAAGGCTATGCTGCCAGAGGACTTAAACGAGCAAACCCGAGCCGCATTCCGCGAGGTATCGCTGATAAAGGTCAGGATCCACGATAGTCGGCTAAGAACCGCTGTCGATGAGCTGTCGGAACTCTGCTCTCAACTGCCGTTTGCCAGCTCGTTCAAAGAGTCGGAAAACACTGTGTTCGCCGCTGGTAACCGGTTCGCGATAGTCAACGAAATGATTGGAGAGACCTTGAGGGCTTTGGAAGGCGATGAACAGGCACTCTTGGTTTAAGCTACAGCACACACCTAAAACATAGGCACACTCAAGCCTCAGCATCCGCTGGGGCTTTTCGTTTCTGGAGACATCGATGGACCCGACCGACCTCGGCCCAGGCACAGCCACCTGGCTGGGCGGAACGGGCACTGTATTGCTCGGCGGCTTCCTTTGGCTGAGGAAGTTCCTCTCGAAAGATGCCGCAGACCGCGCCATGGATAACGCCGATATCGGCACCGTCCGCCGCTTGAATGAATTGCTCGACTCCGAGCGCGAAGCCCGCAAGCTGGCGGAAGCCCGCGCTGATCAGTTCGCCAAAGAGCGCAATGATCTGGCGATATCGGTCGGGCGCCTGGAGGGCAACATCCTAGCCTTGACCAGGCAGGTTGAGCAGCTGACCGACAAGGTCACCACCCAAAGCGAGGAGATCTCGCGGCTTCGCGCTCAGCTTGGAGGTGCCAAGTGATGGACAAATGCGCATTGGAATTCATAGCCCGACGCTGGTGGCGACGGGCTGAGGTATGGATCATCGCCATACTGCTAATCGCGGGTGGTGCGGTACTGGGTTGGCAGTCGGCTTATTGGGCCATGGCGAGCACCCAGGCACGCCAGGTCGACGAGATTCGCCAAGCCTACGACGCCGCCATGACTGAGCGTGATAAGCGCCTGGATGAGCTGACCAGCAAGGCCGAGAGTGCCGCGACCAAGGCATCGAAGGCAGCAACCACCGCGACCCAAGCAGCCGACAAGGCCGATGAGGCTCTCAACAGAGTGACGCAGTGATGGCCAGGCTAAAGACCTTGGGTTCACGCATCAAGGAAAGCGCAGGATCACGGGTCAAGACGGTCGCGCCAGGCAGCTGGCGGAGCGGAATGACCAGTTCCCAGCGAGGCTACGACTACAAGTGGCAGAAGGCGCGCGAGCAGTACCTGCGAGACAACCCGCTCTGCGTGTACTGCGCGAGGATTGGTCGAACCGCCGGCGCGAATATCGTCGACCACATCGTTGCGCACCGAGGCGACAAGGATCTCTTCTGGGATCAGGGCAACTGGCAGCCCCTCTGCAAGCCCTGCCACGACTCGGTCAAGCAGGCCGAGGAAGCTGCTGCTGGCCTGGCTGGCTGAAGCCGGCGATCGGCGCCGGAAGGGTTCGCGGCACGCCAGTGACGTGCCGCTAGGTGGGGGGAGGATAAAATATAGCGATTCTCACGTAGCTAGACCGCCTCCGATCCCACGCACAGATTTTTTCCCCCCACAGGATTTTTGTTAAATGGCTTTAACACCCAAGAAGCGCGCATTTATCGCCGCGCTGAGGGGAGGTGCGTCCAATCGAGACGCAGCCATTGCGGCGGGATGCCCAGCAAAATCAGCATCTGCAGCCGGATCACGGCTGGCCAAGGATCCCGATGTTGCCGCCGAGCTGAAGAAGCTTCGAGCGCTCGGCCTGATGCCTGGTGATGTTAAAGCTGATGTTAAAGACGATGTTAAAGGCGGCGCTTGCGAGCAGCCCGCGAGCACATCGCCGACTGAGCCCGCAGCAGCTGCCCACAGCCTTGAAGGTGAGTGGGAGCCGGCCGGTTTCGACCTCTCCCAGGCGCTATCCCACAAAGACCCGAAAGACTTCCTGCTCGCGGTCATGAATGACCTGGGCACCGAGGCCAAGCTGCGCGTTGATGCAGCCAAAGCCCTGATGCCCTTCGTGCATGCCCGTAGAGGGGAGAGCGGCAAGAAGGAGCAAGCAAAAGATAAAGCTGCCGAGGCAGCTGCTGGTAAATTCGGCGCCCGTCGCGGCCCGCTGCGATCGGTGAAGTGATGGACTGGACCACTGCATGCCCTGACTGGGAAAAGCGCATCGTTGCGCGCCAGAGCCTGATCCCGTTCGACCCGCTGTTCCCGAGCGAGGCTGAGGAAGCTCTGGAGGTGTTCGGCGCCCTGCGAATGGTCGATGCCACCGGCAGCCCGCTGATGTGCGAGACCGTTCGCGACTGGGTGAATCAGTTCGTGGCCGCAATCTTCGGCGCCTACGACCCCGACGAGGGCCGGCGCCTAGTCAGCGAGTTCATGCTGCTGATCAGCAAGAAGAACGGCAAATCGACGATCGCTGCCGGCATCATGCTGACGGCTCTGATCCTCAACTGGCGACCATCGGGCGAGTTCATCATCCTGGCTCCCACCAAGGAGATTGCCGACAACTCCTACATCCCGATCCGCGACATGGTGCGGGCCGATGAGGAATTATCGGCGCTGCTCAAAGTTCAAGACCACATTCGGACGGTGACCCATCACCAGACCAATGCGACCTTGAAGGTGGTGGCAGCCGACAGCGAGACCGTGTCTGGCAAAAAGGCAATCGGTGTGTTCATCGACGAACTCTGGGTGTTCGGCAAGCGGAACAATGCTGAGGCCATGCTTCGCGAAGCAACTGGCGGCCTGGCGTCACGCCCCGAGGGCTTCATCATCTGGGCCACCACTCAATCCGATGCGCCGCCGGCCGGCGTGTTCCGGCAGAAACTCATGTACGCCCGCAAGGTGCGCGACGGCGAGATCGTCGACAAGTCGTTCTTGCCGGTGCTGTACGAGTTTCCAAAGGCGATGCTCGACGCTGGAGCGCATCGAGACTTTTCCAACGCTTACATCACCAACCCCAATCTGGGCCTGTCGGTTGATGAGCCATTCATTGAGCGTGGCTATGCCCAGGCGCAGATGGATGGCGAAGAGTCGTTCCGCGGCTTCCTAGCCAAACACCTCAACGTCGAGATCGGCTTGGCGCTGCTCTCAGATCGTTGGGCCGGCGCCGACTACTGGGAGCGGCAGGCGTCGGATGACTGCCGGACGCTGGAGGACCTGATAGAGCGGTGCGAGGTGATCGACATCGGCATCGACGGGGGTGGCCTTGATGACTTGCTTGGCTTTGCCGCAGTGGGGCGCGAGCGCGATAGCCGCCGGTGGCTTACCTGGACGCATGCCTGGGCTCACCCCTCGGTGCTGGAGAGGCGCAAGGCCGAGGCGCCCCGCATCCGTGACTTCGCCAACGATGGGCACCTGACGCTGGTTGAGCGCATCGGCGACGACGTGGACCAAATCGCCGAGCTTGTCGCCCAGGTGGAGGAGGCCGGCCTACTCGATCAGGTAGGGCTCGACCCGGTGGGAATTGGCGCGATCCTCGATGCCCTCGAGGCCCGGGGCATCCCTCGCGAGAAGATCGGTGGAGTGAAACAGGGTTACACGCTCGGCGGAGCAATCAAGACCGCTGAGCGCAAGCTGGCAGAAGGCGGTATGTGGCATGGCGGTCAACCCCTGATGGCCTGGTGCTGCGGGAACGCCCGCGTCGAGCCCAGAGGCAACGCAATCCTCATCACAAAGCAGGCCAGCGGATCGGCAAAGATCGACCCCCTAATGGCTCTGTTCAATGCCGTGACGCTCATCGCTCTGAACCCAGAGGCGCAGGGCGGGATGGCTGACTACCTCGAAAACGGATTCTTTGAACTCATAGGCTGACCATGGCATTCAAATGGTACAACCCCGCGACTTGGGACTTCTTCAGCTATACGGACCCGGTCACGGGCAACAGCGTTGATGTGGACCTGGAGGTCGGAGGCAAACGCACCAAGGCGGGGGTAAGAGTCAGCGCAAAGACAGCATTATCGATCAGCATGGTCTGGTCCTGCGTCAAGATCCTTTCCGAGTCGTTGAGCGGTCTCCCGCTCAAGCTTTACGAGGACAAGGACGGCGGCCGGGCGTTGGTGACCGGTAACGACCGAATGCTCAAGCTGCTGCGCAAGCCGAACCCCTACATGACCATGCTGAACTTCCTCAAGTTCGTGGTCGTGAACATGGCACTGCGAGGCAACGCCTTCGCCCTGATCGAGCGGAACAGGAATGGTGACCCGATCGGTCTGGTACCGCTGGATTGGCGGACGGTTAAGATCGACACCGAAGACGACCTGCTTTATGTGGTCGAGCCAAGTGAGGGCGCCCCCTACCCGGTGTCGCCCGAGAACATGCTGCATTTCAAGCTGTTCAGCCTGGATGGCATCGTTGGCCTCTCGCCGATCGAGCACCAGGCCGAGACCATGGGGCTGGCGAAGGCCGGCCAGCAGTGGTCGGCGCGCTTCATGCGCAAGGGCGGCTTTACCGGCGGCTACGTCATCTACGAGCAGTTCCTGACCAAGGCCCAACAGGCTCAGGTCATGGAGAAGTTTCCCGATGTGCGAAAGGCCGACGCCGACGACATCGGCAAGATGGCGATTCTCCAGGGCAACCCTAAGATCGTCCCGGCTGGCATCAGCCAGAGGGATGCGCAATTCATCGAGTCGCAGCAGTTCCAGGAAGAAGCCCTGGCGGGCATCTACGGTGTGCCGCTCTGGCTGGCCAACCGCGCCGGCAAGACCTCAATCATGGGCTCCAACCTTGAGCAGCAGCTCACCGGCTACATCACCTTCGGCCTCAAGCCCTTCATCGATGCGGTAGAGGACGAGTTCAACGACAAGCTCTATCGAACGGCGACGCGCTTTTGCGAATTCGCCGTCGAGGGCCTGCTGCGTGCGGATAGCGCCGGCCGTGCCACCTACTACGGAAGTGCACTTGGCGGTTCGGGCGGCTCCGGCTGGATGACCATCAACGAAGTCCGCGTGAAGGAAAACCTGCCTCCCCTGGAAGGCGACGAATACAACCGGGTCACCCGGTGGGAGATGGAGAAGAATGGTGAACCTTGAATGTCCGTTTGAGCTCAAGTCCGTTGACGAGGCCGGCAACTTCGAGGGCTACGCGGCGGTATTCAACAACGTGGACCTTGGTGACGATGTGATCGTGCCCGGGGCCTTCACTCGGGTGAAGGCAACCCGAGGCGGCAAGCTCAAGCTTGCCCTGTATCACGACCTGACCCGCCTGGTCGGCGCCGCCGACTTCACCTCGGACGATCATGGCCTGCTCCTGAAAGGGCAGGTCAATCTCAAGGTCAGCTACGCGCGCGACGCATACGAGCTGATGAAAGACGAAGTCCTCGACAGCATGTCGATTGGCTTCAACACCCTAAAGGCTGATTTCGAGGAGCGCGCTGGCCGGCGTGTTCGCGTCATCAAGGAGGCCGAACTGTGGGAGGCCTCCTTTGTCCCGTTCGGCATGAATCCCGAGGCACAAGTCCTCAGCGTCAAGTCGGATATCAGGCTTTTCGAGAAGGCTCTGCGCGAACGCATGGGCCTCTCGCAGAAGGAAGCGGCGGCAGTCGCTTCGCTCGGCTACACCGCGCTACGCCGTGACGGCGGGAGCGAGGCCACGGCGATCGTGGATGAGCTGAAAGACATTTCCAACCTGTTCACCCACCATTTCGGAGTAGCACGATGAGCGAAGTAAAAGAATTGAAGGACTCCCTGGAGCTGCAGCTGAAGAGCGGCTTCGAGGGGCTGCAGAAGAAGTACGATGCGGCCATGGACGAGGTCCAGAAAGGCAACCAAGTGGCTGGCGACCTGAAAAAGCAGATCGAAGACCAGAAGGGCGAGCTGCAAAAGGTCATCGACCAAGTCGTGGACCTGGAGCAAAAAGGCGTCAAGCTGCGCGGCCAACCAGGCGAGGGCAAAAGCTTCATCGACCTGATCAAGGGCGACGAGAGCTACAAATCCCTGAAGCGCGGCGGTGGCCTGGCCGAACTCGATGTGACCAAGTCCGACATGGCCAGCATGAAGGAAATGAAGGTCACCAGCGCTGGCATCGTTGCCCCGCAATACGATCCAGTGATCCAGCCGGGTATTCGCCAGGAGCTGCGCATTCGTGATCTGCTGACTGCTGTGCCGGTGTCGGGCCAGAACTACACCTACTTCCGCGAGAACCTGCACACCCGCGGTGCGGCTCCGGTGGCCGAGGGCGGTCTGAAGCCGACCAGCAACGTCACCTTCACCACCGAAACCGACCGCGTAAAGAAGATCGCGGTCTGGATGCCGGTGACCGACGAGGCGTTGGACGACGTCCCTCAGCTGTTCGCCTACCTGCAGCAGCTGCTGCGTTACGACCTGAAGCTGGAGGAAGAGGCGCAGATCCTCAAAGGCGACGGTACAGGCGAAAACCTGAACGGCCTGATGACCCAGGCAACCAACTACAACACCGCGCTGAGCAAAGCTGGCGATACTGCCATCGACTTGGTCCGTCGATCCATCTACCAGGTGCGCAAGCAGTCGCAAATGTCCGCCGATGGTGTGGTCATGACCGAACTGGACTGGATGAACATCGAGCTGCAGAAGGATGGCGAGAACCGCTATCTGTTCGCCAACCTGCAGGGCCTGGTCACTCCAATCCTGTGGGGGCGCCCGGTGATCACCTCCGACAGCATGGACGAGGGCGACGGAGACACCGGCGGCGAATTCCTTACCGCCAACTTTGCGCGTTCTACCACGCTGTTCGATCGCATGTCGTTCCTGTTCAAGATGGGCCTGATCAACGACCAGTTCATCAAGAACGAGCGCGCGCTGCTGGTCGAAGAGCGCCTGGGCCTCGGTGTCCGCCGCCGCGAGGCGCTGGTCAAGGGCCGGTTCCCGACCGCTGCCTAATCCACCACCCCCGACCAAGGGCCGGCTCAGCGCCGGCTCTGTCGTTTCTGGAGGCAACATGAAAATCAAGATTCTGTGGGGCTTTGTCGGCAACGGTGCGTTGCTCGGCGCCGACTCGAACAAGGTCAAGGCTGGCGCAACTTTCGATGACGCGGATGACGAGTACGCCCACACCCTGATTGGCAAAGGCCTGGCCGTCGAGGTTGACGCGAATGGCAAGCCGCGGGTGACGAAGCCGAAGGAAACCAAGCCTGCGGCACCCAAGGAAGACAAGGCTGCTGCCGAGAAAGCCGCCGCTGAGAAGGCTGCAGCAGAAAAAGCGGCAGTTGAGAAGGAAGCCGCCGAGAAGGAAGCGGCCGAGAAAGCGGCTGCTGAAAAGGCTGCCGCAGAAAAAGCCGCGGCCGAGGCCAAGTAAATGCTCGACCTGGCCACCGTGAAAATGCACCTGCGGGTCGACGGCGACGAGGAAGATGCCTTGATCGGCGGCTACGTCGCGGCGGCTAAGGCCCATGTCGAGCAGCACTGTGACCGCAAGCTGGTAGAGACCGACCCGGTTGAGCCCGAGGAGATGGGGTTGACCGGCGATGTCGAGCAGGCCGTCCTGCTGCTGGTCGGCCACTGGTACGCCAACCGTGAGGCTGTTGCTGTAGGCACTATCGCCACGGCCATGCCGCTCGCCGTCGAAAGGCTGCTCTGGTACAGGAAGCGTTTCTGATGAAAGCCGGACCCATGCGGCACCGCGGCATGCTGAGCAAGCCGGAGCGCGTGCAAAACAAAACCGGGGGCTTCGACCAAGTATGGGCTGATGTCGGGAAGGTATGGGCCGAGATCACCATGCCCACGGGCAGGGTGTCACCAGTAGCTGAGCAGATTGAGGCCGTTATCAGCGCTGAGATCCGTATCCGGCCTCGTTCTGATGTTGTCGCCGGCTGGCGATTCACAGAATTGCATACCGGCGTGACATACAGGATCGAGTCGCCGCTACTCAACAACGAACGGGACATGCTGAGGCTATTGTGCTCCAGCGTCCCCAACCCATGAGGTGAAACATGAAAATTCGAGCATTGGGCCCGCTGACGGGCGCCTCCGGCGAGCGCGAGAAGGGCGAAGAGTTCGAAGTAGTGAGGGAGTATGGCGAGGGCCTGATCGCCCGCGGCTATGCCGAGGCAGTCGAGGAAAAAGCCGCCAAGCCAGCGAAGGCCGACCAGGCCAAGGAGTAGCGCATGAAACGCCGGTCCAGCATCCGCGGCGATATCCGACTACGCCGGACGCTGCGCAACATCCACCGGACGATGGATAACGAGCTCAGGCCGGAAATGGAAAAGGCGGCTAACCGCATCCTTGAGACGCAGCGGCAGCTGATGCCAAAGGACACCGGCGCCGCTGCCGCTGCGCTGAGGATATACGTCTCGCCCAGCGGCCTAGATGCTCAGATCGGCATACGCGGTAAGCGCGACAACCGCAAGTTTTTCTACCTGCGCTTCATCGAGTATGGGACCAAGGGCTACATGGGCGGCAAGCGTGCTGGCGACCGCAACCGGCGCGTCAGCAACAAGAGCGATGGCACCCACTTCTTCGGCAAGTACCCGGACATTCCGGCCAGGCCGGCGCACCCGTGGTTGCGTCCTTCGATGCAGGTCAATCGGGAGTACGTGATGGCAGACATCGAGACCGCTGTGCGCCGCACGCTACGCAAGGCAAGCCAGGGGGTAGGCAATGGCTGATCCGTCGCTGGCCCTGCAAGTGGCCATCTTCGCCAGGCTCAAAGCCGAAGTCAGTTGTCCAATCTACGACGGCGCGCCGCTGAACGCTGACATGCCTTATGTCTCCATCGACCGTGAGTTCACGGTTAATAGCAGTCCGATCTCTGGACGCAAGCGCGAAACCCGCCTGCTGTACCTATCGGTATGGTCTGATGCCGTGGGCCAGGCCGAGGTCAAGCGCATCAACGGCGAGATCATCGCCGCCCTGGACGAGCGCAGGCTGCCGCTTGAGGTGGGCCGCGCCGTCTCCGTTCGTGTCGAGCAGTCTGACGCCCAGCGCGATGCAGACGGCATCACCTACCAGGGCTTGATCACGGTCCGCGTGATCACCACCCACTGAATTACCCACGGGCCGCGCAGCGGCTTTTATCCAATGTGCCTTTGGAGGAACCCCCATGGCCGACGACAACCTCAATACAGCCGCCGGCTGCCGCTTCTCCATTGGCGGCAAGACCGGCGCCGACACCCAGACCGAGTACGAGGCCGACACCTACGTGGAAGTCGGTGAAATTGAAGACCTGGGCGAGTTCGGCGATACCTTCAGCAGCGTGACCTTCACCTCGCTCAAGGATGGCCGGGTGCGCAAGTACAAGGGCACCGCCGATGCCGGTGACCTGACGCTCACGGTAGGCCTCGACAACGGTGACGCCGGCCAGAACGCCGTCAAGACCGCTCACAAGGACCGCAGCAAAGGCGACTACAACATCAAGATCACCCTCAACGATGGTGATCCAGATGCTTCGCCGGTGATCAAGCCGACCACGTTCTACATGCGTGGCAAGGTGATGAACAACACCGTCGCGCCTGGTGCTGCTGACAACGTCGTGCGCCGCAACGTCACCATCGGCATCAACTCGGACATCCTCGAGCTGCTGCCAGCACCGGTCACCCCATAACCGCGCCGGGGTTTCGGCCCCGGCCTCATAGGATTGAACGATGAACAACACTCTGCACGGTACCGTGATAGTGAAATTGGGAGACGAGGAGTTCACCCTCCAGCCCACCCTGAAGGCTGTACGTGCAATCGAGAGCCGTCTAGGCGGACTGCGCGGCGCCTCGCAAACCATCAACGCGGTGAGCGTGGAAGGATGCGCGATTATCCTGGCTGCCGGCGCAGGCCTCGAAGGAAAAGCAGCTGAGGCAATTTCTGAGAAAGTTTGGCAGGCCGGCGTAGTTGAGGTATCGGTTCAGCTGAATAAATACCTTCTGGCGCTCTACAACCCCCGCGGAACTGTTGCCGAGGGAAACGACCAAGCCGGGACGGTGTAAGCGTCGTCGAGGACGGCAGCTACGTCGACCGGCTGTATGCAATCGCCACCGGGTGGCTGGGCTGGACGCCCGACGTGGCTTGGATCACCCCGCTGCCGGAGCTGTTTATGGCAATGGACGCCAGGCTCGAGTGGGTGCAGATGACCAATCCGTTCGGTAGCGGTAAAAAGACGACCCAGCAGGAAAAGCCGAAGCCCTCCACCGTTGCCGACAAGCTCCGGCAGGCGCTGACGGGCAGAAAAGCTGCTTGAGTGGGCGTCGGGAGGTATCCTGTTCCCCGATATCGATAGGGGATGGACCCATGCAGCTACTTATTCTATTGGCGCTTCTTGTAATCATTGGCCTGCTAGCACCCTGGATGCTTGGGCTAATCGCGGCAGTCGTTGTCTCCGGAGGCGCTGCGCTTGTCGTTCTCTGTGTTTTAGTCGCCCTACTACTGGGGCTTGCCACCCTCCTTCTGCGCCATGTTTATGATCCGGAGAAGCAGCAAAAGCGCTATGAAAAGAGAGTGAAGAAGCTTACTGATGCCGCTAACAGAGCCAATAAAAGGCCTGAGTGACAGCGATCATCAATGTTTGTGAGCTCAGCGATGCTGAGCTTTTTTTTGCCCGGAGATTGGCATGGCAGATTCTGACGTACAAGGAATGCTTGTTCGTATTGAGGCGACGACCGCTCAGCTGCGATCTGAAATTGCAAGGGCGGATTCAACTGTTGCTCAGGGGGCGGCCGCGATAGACCGGAGCCTGGCTCGAATCGATGAGGGGTTCGATAGAGCGGCGGAAAGCGCACAGAGCGCTGGAGCTCTGATCAAGACTGCCCTTGGGGTGGCAGTTGGGGCAGCGTCGGTCCGATCCATCATAGATGTCGCTGACTCATACTCGCAGATGTCGGACCGCATGGCGCTCGCGACTTCTGGTTTTGCTGAATACAACCTTGTGCAAGAGAGGCTGCTGGAGACTGCCAAGCGCACCTATCGCCCGTTGAGCGAAGCGCAAGAGCTATACATTCGGACGGCTGACAGCCTCAAGTCCATGGGGTACAACACAAGCGAAGCGCTGGATGTGATGGACAGTTTCAGCTTCCTGCTTGTGACCAACTCGGCCAGCACTGACAAAGCGGCCTCTGCAATTGATGCATATTCCAAAGCGCTGCAGACCGGCAAGGTCGAGGCCGATGGTTGGCAGTCGATCCTAGCGGCGATGCCAACCATCGTAGACACGCTTGCGAAGGCCACTGGCAAGAGCGGCGAAGAGATCCGTTCCCTTGGCGCAGATGGCAAACTCAACCTGGACATACTCACTGAAGGTTTGCAGAAGTCGGCCCAAGCGAACGGCGAGCTTGCCGACAGTATGGGCGTGGCAGTGCGCGATGCGTTGCAGAACCTCAGCAATGCTTTCTCGGTCTACATTGGTCGACTCAACGAAGCAACAGACTTCACAGGGGTTTTATCCCAAGGCATCAGCGCTATAGGAGACAACTTCGAGTCGTTAGCAAATATCGCCGGAGTAGTTGCAGTTGGAGCGCTCGCCGGCTTCGCGCGAACTCTTGTAGGTAGTGCAGCTGCGTCAGTCGCGGCAACCAAAAGCGCTGTATCAGATGCCATTGCGAGGAAGGCTCAAGCAAGCGCTGTGTTGCTGGCAGCGCAGGCTGAGCAGCAGAAGGCCCAAACAGCGGTATTCCTGGCTGAGAAGGAAGCTATTGCTGCCCGCGGTACCGCTGTTCAAACCCAGATGTCGCTGCAACTCGCTGAGGCGAGAATGCTCGAAACTCGGGCTACGAATGCAGTTGCTGCAGCACAGACGACACTGAGCCGGGCATCCCTGACTCTACGGGGTATTCTTGGCGGTCCCGCTGGAATCGCAACCCTGGCTATCGGCGCTGCAACGGCGTTTCTCACTTTACGCGACAACACAAGCCTCCTTGAGGAGAAGCTAGGAGACCTCAGCGACCCGATAGACCAGCTGGTTGAGCGATTCAACAAGCTAAATCGTGCTACTCAGTCGGTAACTCTCCGGGAGCTCAAAGCATCGATTGAGGATGCAGAGAGCGAGCTGACAACCGCGGCTGGGTCGATTGCGTTCGAGTTCCAGAGCAGCCTAACGAACGCGGGGTTGGCTGGCGCTTCTGGATTCATTGGTGGCATAGCTCCATTGCCGGCCGAGTTCCAAGCGGCGATGGATGTCGTAAAAAAGGCATCAGCCGAACAGGCTGCCGGGATAGCAGTCGACTGGAAGTCAGTAGCCGATCAAATCAGGGAAGTCCCCGGCGTCACTGCTGAAATGGCCAACGCCCTTGAAGAAAGTGGTGGGGCCGCGACCGAGAAGGCAGAGGTTATCGGCCGCCTGAAGCAGGCCATGGCTGAGCTTACCGGTGAGACAGACGCCAATACGAAAGCCGAGAGAGAGAATGCCGCGGCCAGAGCCACCGCTGCTCAGGAAACTCAGAAGTATCTCGATCAGCAGCTGAAGCAGCTGGCTTCAGCTCAGGACAAAACCAATACGGACGCTGCGAAGCGCTACATCGCGGAAAGGACAGAGCTGACGGAGGGTGAGAAAGCCGCGATCCTTTCGGTGGCTGCGGCGCGAGATGCGCAGAAGAAAGCGGATGACGATGCCACTAAAGCACGGCGCAAAGGGGCATCCGAGGCTGATCAGTCCGCCAAAAAGCAAGTCAAAGACTTCGAGTCCACCGAGGAAGGCTACAAGCGGCAAATACAGCTGATCAATACGACCGGTGACAAGCAGAAGGATGCGACCGAAGTCGCGAAGTTGTCCTTCGAGCTGCAGGAAGGCAAGCTCGGGACCCTGTCCCAGGCCCAGCAGAAGCGCTTACTTGGGCTAGCCGCCGAGCTGGACGCGCTGAACAAGATCAAGAAAGCCAACGAGGATGCTCTGAAGCTCAGCGCGTTCAAGGCGGCGCAGGCTACCGGAACCCAAACCGCGATCAATGGCTACGATCAAGAGCTTGCTGGCCTTGGCCGGGGTGACAAGGCTCGCGACCGAATGCGGGCGGACCTGGCGTTGCGCCAGAAGTACGTTGAAGACCTCAATGAGCTGAACGAGCAACGCAACACCGGGCAGATCAGCCCGGAGCTGTACCAGCAAGAGACGCAGGTGCTCGCCGACGAACTCAACAAGCGCCTAGCGGCTCAGCAAAATTACTTCCAGCGGGTCGATGAGGCTCAGTCGAGCTGGTCGAATGGTGCTACGGCAGCTCTGGAGAATTACCTCGACAGTGCCGCCGATGTGGCCGGCCAAACGCAGGAACTATTCACCAATGCGTTCAGCAACCTTGAAGATGGCATTGTCCAGTTCATCAAGACCGGAAAGGCGTCGTTCAAAGACTTCGCGGACGCGATCATCGAGGACCTGATCCGCATCCAGGTGCGCCAGGCCGCGGCCGGCTTCCTGAGCTCGGCATTCGGTTTCCTTGGTGGCGGAAGTTCGGCGCTTGGGCAGGGCACCATGAGCGGGTTCAGCGAAGGTTCATTCGTGAAGAATGCCAAGGGCGGTGTGTATGACTCGCCAAGCCTGTCGGCCTATTCGGGCCAGGTGTACGACAGCCCACAGCTGTTCGCCTTCGCCAAGGGCGCCGGCGTTTTCGCTGAGGCCGGGCCAGAGGCAATCCTGCCGCTGCATCGTGGGCCTGATGGTTCGCTCGGTGTTATGGCCGCCGGCGCTGGCGGCAGCGGTGGAGAGTCCTCCGTGAGCTTCGGTGGAATCACCCAGCATCTCCACTTCAGCGGCGGGACGGGCGCCCTGTCTAAAGAGGATATCCAAAAGGCAACCCTGGATGGCGCCCAGGGTGGTTACCAGCTATTGCTTCGAGACTTTAAAACGAACGGCGCGGCGAGGCAGTTGCTCGAGCGCAGATGATTGATCCAGCCCGCTTCGGCGGGCTTTTTCTTGGAGCTATCCAATGGCGGAGGAATGGCCGGAATCCCTGGAGCCCACTGAGGTGACTTGGGGGATCGTCTACAACAACCGGGCGTTTACCTCGTCGCTGTCGAATTCCCAGCAGATCGTGGCGCAGCCAGGCTCATACTGGATGTGCACGCTGAACTTCGGTGTGCTCTACGAGGAGGACGAGCGCGAGCTGACATCGCTCTTAGGCCGCCTGCACGGCATGTTCGGCACGGTAAAGGTCCCATCGATCACTCGGACCCGCACCGACAACATTGGTGCCCCGACCGTGGCCTCGGCCAATGCCCAGTCGACATTTCTGCAGCTGCAGGGCATGACGGCAAGCCGCCAGGTGTTCAGCCGCGGCGACCACATCACCATCAGCGGAGAAATGTTCGAGGTGGTTGAGCATGCCGCCACCGACGCCGCCGGCAAGGCCCTGGTCTACGTGAACAAGCGCGTTCGAAAGGCCATCCCCGCCGGCACACCGGTCGAGTACAAGAACCCCTACTGTGAGATGCGGCGCATGGATGACACCAATCAATGGAGCATCCAGCCGGTGGTGTCAAACGGTAGCTTCCAGTTTCGGGAGGCCTTCTGATGGCCACAGGCGTTTTCCCATTCAGCCAAACGGTGGTCGACATCATTGCCAGGGGTAATTTCATGGCGGTGTATGCCTGCCAGCTCGATTTCCCTGATGGCATGGTCTTCGCGCACACCGGTACCGGCGACCTGGTCATCGACGGCATCACTTACCAGGGCGTCGGCAGCTTCGGCGCCGTTGGCCAGTCGCAGGAAAGCAGCAACTCAGGCTCGCCGATGTCGATTGACCTGACGTTGAACGGCCTGGATACCCAGATCATCACCGAAACCTCGCTGAAGGGCTGTCGAGGTCGGGCCGGCAAACTCATGTTCGTGGTATTCGCCGAGGACGGCACCTACGCCGCCGACATCCTGTTCAGCGGTCGGATGGATGCCGCCAAGTTCTCCTACGCCGGCAACGGTGAGGAGGGCAACAGCATCACGGTCCCGCTAATTGATCGCATGGCCGAATGGAACCGCACCGGCACCGAGCGGTGGACTGACGAAAACCACCGCGCGCGTCGGCAGGATGACCGGTTCTTCTTCGCGATCGCACAAATTGCCGACTGGCCCATCTACTGGGGCGCCTCCAAGGACGCCCCGAAGTTCACCTACGAGAAGTGACCATGCGAAAGCGCGATTGGACGACGCAGCTTGCCCACACCATCAAGGCCGCCATAGAGCGGCCTTTTTCATGGGGTGAGTTCGACTGCTGCCTGTTTGCCGCCGACTGCGCCGTGGCGGTGTGCGGGGTTGATCCTGCCGAAGCATACCGGGGCAAGTATTCCTCGGAGGCTGGCGCCAAGCGCCTGCTGAAGAAGCTGCACGGCTCACTGGAGGGCGCCTGGGATGCCTGCTTTGCCCGGGTTCAGCCCGGACTGCTGCAGCGTGGGGATATCGCCCTTTATGACGGCCCGAATGGGCGGGGCGTGGCGGTGTTCTGGGCGGATGAGTTCTGGTCGGTTTCACCCGATGGGGTATGCCGCATCGAGTGTGAGCCGTTGACGGTTTGGAGGATTGAATGAGTTCAGCAGTCAGCAAAGTCGCCCAGATTGCCATCGGCGCCGTGGTCGGCTTCGCCCAAGGCGGCCCATGGGGTGCCCTGGCAGGTGCTGCGCTGGCGTTCTACGTCTCGTCGCAGCAGGACAAACTCGATACCGGTTCGCTGCGTGCCAGTGAGCCGTCCAGCCAGACCCTGCGCTCGTCTAAGGCTGCCGCCCGGTACGTGCTGGGCCGCGTGAGCACGGGCGGCGTTCTGGCCTGGGGGCAGGAGCAAGCCGGCGACCAGACCGATGGTGAATGGCTGCACATGGTCTACGTGCTTTCTGAGGGCGCTATCGACGGCCTGGAGGACATCTATCTCGGTGAAGAAGTTGTCCAGGCCTATGGCGAGCACGCCTCGTATGAGCTTGTCGTCGATCCAGCCCAGGTGAACGCCTTCCTGCAGGCCAACTGCCCGGATTGGCGCGACACCCAGATCGGGCGAGGCCTGTCCTACGTTCGTCTGTCGTTCAAGTACAGCGCCGAAAAGTACCCCTCGGGCATTCCTGATGTCCGCTTCGTGATCCGTGGACGCCGGGACATCTACGATCCCCGCACCGGCATGACGGGCTACAGCGCGAACACCGCACTGCACATTCTCTGGTTCCTGCGGAATCGCTGCGGCGTGCCAGATGATGAGATCGTGTTTGCCAGCTTCGCCAACAGTGCCAGCGTATGCGACGAATCGGTGGCCAACCCGGACGGCTCCACATCACCACGCTATCACTCAGGCTGCGTGATCGGCGCCGACGAGTCGCGCACCCAGGTCATGCAGAAGCTCGAGGCCGCCTGCGGTGGCAAGCTGATCCGTGTCGGCGGCCGCTGGATGCTGCAGGTGGGCGCCTACTACGGGCCGTATGACTTCGAGATTACCGAGGACATGGTCACCGGTACCGTCACCGGCAGCACCGAGCCTTCCAACGATTCGGCGCTCAACACCGTGCGCGGTACCTTCATCGATCCGTCCCAGGCATGGGCCGAGACCGATTATCCCGAGGTCTCCGTGGCCGAGTGGGTCGTAGCCGATGGCGGCGAGGCGGCCGAGACCCTGGCGTTTTCGTACGTGAGCGATCCATACCAGGCTCAGCGCCTGGCGAATATCGAGCTCCGGCGCCGGCGCGCTGGCGGCACGCTCAGCATCCCGATGAACTTCGTAGGCTATAACTGCCGGCCTGGCCGCTCCGTGAAGGTCAATCTGCCTTCCCTGAACATCGTCGGCGAGTTCATCGTCACCGACTGGTCGATGGCGGCCGATACCGGCTGCAGCGTGTCGGTGTCCCAGAATGAGCCAGCGATCTTCGATGATGCGGTGGGCCAGCCGTACAACCCGATAGGCTTTATCAGCATGCCGGCTGGTGGTCTGGGCAGCCCGACCAATCTGACCTGGTCGCCCGAGGAGGGGGCAGAGGTTGTACAGGGCGTGCTGTCTTGGACGCCACCGGCGGGTACCGTCATCGGCTATGCCGTGACCGTGCGCCAGGGCACGACCGCGGTGCAGGCTCAGCAGGTGCCTGCGACTGCCGTTCAGCTCCCGCTGTCCGGCCTGCCGTCCGGCAGCTACACCATGAGCGTTGCCGCCTTGGGCCCGCTGACCCGCTCCGGCGAGGCCAGCATCACCGTGAACATCGATGGCCCGCCCATCCCTGAGTCGTGCGTGGTACAGGCCACCATCGACGCCATCACGCTGATCCCTGGCAACACGCTGCATGGCCTGAACGGCGGTACCTACGAGTACTTCTTTTCCACCAATCCGCAGGCCACGCAGGGAGAGTACCTTGGCCAGGGCCTGACGCTGACCCATACTGGCCTGGCTTTCGCCACCAACTACGCCTACTTCGTGCGCTCCAAGAACGCCTACGGCGTCAGCGCGTTCCTGAAGGTGGTGGCCTCCACGTCGACTGACGTGACGAACATGCTCGATGCGTTGAAGGACAAGATCGAGAACGGCCAGCTCGCTCCAGCAATGCGGGAAAAGATCGCGCTGATCGATGGGCCGCCCAGCTTGCCAGGCTCGGTCAACGATCGCCTTCAGCAGCTAGACGAGCAGGTGCGCGAGGTCACCGACAGCCTGCAGGAGCAGATCGAGGGCATAGCCGACCTGGCGGATTCGATGCCGTACGACCCGGACAAGGCCTATGTTTCGGGCCAGGCCGTGCTGGGCACTGACGGCAAGTTGTACCAGGCTAAGCAGGCGGTACCAGTCAGCAACCCGCCGCCAAACGCCACCTACTGGACAGACATCGGCCAGGCGGTGCAAACGGCGAACGGCCTGGCAGCCCGAGTGACCACGGTCGAGACGAAGGTCACCGAGCAGGAGGGCAAGCTGACAGCTCAGGCCGAGCGGATCGACGGCGTGCAGTCCAGCCTGACCATCACCAACCAGAATGTCACCGCTGCCCAGCAAGCCGCAAACGCCGCCAACACCCTGGCCGGCGGCAAGGGCAAGGTGATTATCCAGTCGGCTGCACCTGCGACCGCTGACCGCCTGGCGCAAAACCTCTGGATCGATACCACCGGCAGCGCCAACACTCCAAAACGCTGGAGTGGTTCGGCGTGGGTCGCGGTGACCGACAAGGCGGCAACAGATGCGGCTGCGGCCGCGGCCTCGGCACTGGCGCTGGCGCAGACCAAGGCTGATGCATCCGTTGTCGATTCGATATCGTCCAAGGTTACCCAGCAGGGCGACACCATCACCTCGCAGGGCCAGGCGCTCACCGGCTTGTCGAACAGCCTGACCACGACCAACCAGAACGTCACTGCTGCTCAGCAGGCCGCCCAGGCGGCGGCGGATGCGGCAGGCGCCAAGGGCAAGGTGCTGTACCAGTCGACCGCGCCGGCGGTGGCCGACCGCCTGACTCAAAACCTTTGGATCGACACCACGGGTAATGCCAACACGCCCAAGCGGTGGAGCGGCAGCGCCTGGGTGGCCGTGACGGACAAGGTGGCCACGGATGCGGCTGCAGCTGCGGCCAGCGCGCTCACCCAAGTGGCGAGCAAGGCCGATGCCTCCACAGTCCAGGACCTGAGCAATACGGTAAGCCAGCAGGGATCGACAATCACGGCACAAGGAAGTGAGATCACCAACATCAAGGCATCGGTTGGCGTCTTGTCCGCTGAGAACCTTCTGTTCAACCCGACATTCGCGGATGGCCCGGTGTTCTCTGGTTCTCCAGGATTCAGCGTGCTGGCGCGCAATGATGCGTCTGTGCCTGCAGGGGCGCCTTCGCCCCGGGTAGTGAAATGGCCTGTGGCAACAGCTACCGGCAACACCTACCTGGGCTTCCAGAGCGCCCTGAATGTCCGGCCTCCCGAGAATGCGGTGACCTCACAAATCTCGGTTGCGGCCGGCGAGGTCTATGACTTCGAGTTGTATGCCTACAGCTCGGTGGCGCGTCAGCACGGGTTGTGGATTCAGTTCTACGACCTTGAAGGAGCCAGCGTCGGTCATAACTGGGTGGTGGCAGCGGGGGATGGGGTTCGCCTCACGACTGTGGGACAAACCTGGACGAAGCTGACGGGGCAGGCCACGGTGCCGGCTGGTTGCGTACGAATGGCGATGACCTTCCGCGTGTCGGCAGGCGATGCCAGCGATGTGTTTCTGTCCTCGCCGACTGCCCGCAAGCGCGCCGGCCAGGACAATGCTCAGGCGAGCGCGCTGCAATCCGTCGACGCTCGGGTTTCCGCAACGGAGGGAGCGGTCTCCAGCCAAGGGTCTGCCATCACCCAGCTGAACAACGCTGTCGCAGGCAAGGCGGACAACAGCGCGCTGCAGGCGCTGCAGAGCACCGTGACGCAGCAGGGCACCACGCTGACGTCCCAGGGCCAGGCAGTCACCCAGCTGCAGAGCACCATCGGCGGAATCGGTGGCAGTGGGTCGAACCTATTGGCGGACGATTACAGCTGGCTGACGTCGACCACCTTGCCTGCCATTTCCGTTAACTCCGGTACCGCCAGGGAGGGCGCAGCAGTAGCAGCGGCTGACTCGGGGTTCGGTATCTCGGTGTTTTCCGACGGTATCGCGGGCTCATGGGTGATGCTTTGCCCTACCAACAACCTGGCGGGGTGGAACGTGTCCATTGAGCCAGGCGTGTACTTGGTATCGATGTTTGTGATCGCTTCGGCCGCAGGTCAGATGGACATTTCCCTGTACAACGGCAGTCATCGACTGTCAGCGCGGCAAACGCAGCCGATGACCAGGACCCGTATGGTGTTCCCGATAACGGTCACCGACAGCGCCAGAGTCGGCATAACGGTGTATTTCAACAGGTCAGGCCTGGCGAACCACTCAGTCGTCATCGACTCGGTCATGATCGAAAAGCGGGTAGGCGAGAGCAATACGCCTTCGCCTTTCGTGGCCGGACCATCGGCTCGGGCAGTAAGTGGCCAGGCCACGGCCATCAGCCAGCTGAATACCGCCGTGACGCAACAGGGAACCGCGATCACTGCTCAGGCGAACCGGATCGACGGCCTTTATGTCCAGGTGAACCCGGAAATGGAAGGTGATGCGACCGGCCTGGCAGGCGCTACCGGCAGCTTTGTCGGGGTCTGGACGGAGCAGTCCGCCCGGATCGAAGGCGGCATAGCAACTGGTAGGCGGGTTGACACCGTGCAGTCCCAAGTCGAGGTCGTGCAAGGCCAGGTTGATGGTGTGCAAGGCCAGGTTGATGGGGTTCAAAGCTCGGTGCAGATCGTCAGCGCGACTGTCCAGCAGGTCTCTGAGACGGTTGCCGGGGTGGATGGACGGGTTTCGGCCATGACGACCATCAAGGCAGAGACCATCTCGGGCGGCCGGCGGGTAATGGCCGGTCTGGCGCTGGGGAGCGATGGGCAAACCGCCGAGATCCTGGCCTATGCCCAGCGCTTCGCCATTGTTGACGAGTCGTCTGGCCAGGTAACCCTCCCGTTCGTTGTTTCCAATGGGCAGGTGTTCATCAACCAAGCGGTGATCAATAAGGCGTTCATCCAGGATCTGGTGCTGGGCATGACGCTGAAGTCGCAGGCGGTCAACGCTCAGGGCTTGCCGCTTATTGAAATCAACCTAGTTACCGGATCGTTCACTGTGCGTGGCCAAGACGCCAACGGCTCGACGCTGATCAACAATGGCGGCGTGTACGTCTACGACCTCAATAACATTGAGCGCACTGGGGTGGGGAGAATGACCTAATGGCAGTTCAGTATGGGCTCCGGACGCGAGATGCGTCTGGGGCGATAACTTTCGACACCACAATTACCCCGATCCGCTCGCTCAAGATGATGCAGGTAACTGGCAATAATGCCCTTGACCAGTACATCGCCATACCCGAAATACAGGCAGCGTCCTTCGTAGTTGTGGACTCCCTTTTTGATGGCGGGGATTCCGGTTCGTACAGTCCGCAGGCTTGGTATTCGCAGGGCCAGCTGCAGCTCCGACGTCCGTTTAATCAGCAGTGGCAGGTGATGATTCTGTCGCAAGGCGGAGAGCCTTTTGCAGCGACCGGCAGTTACGGGATACGCGCGAACAATAACAACATTCGCACCCAGATTGATGCGGTAAACAGAGTGCTTACGGTCAGGTACAACGGCGCATTGAACCTTGGCCTGCAAGGACCGGGATCTGGAAACTTTATCCAGTGGGGGCAAGTCGCATTTTCGGCGCCAGTTACCACGTATGAGCGGCCATTGATCTTCTTCAACGCCGCTGACTACATGATGATTGGCAGCTTGCGCATCATGGGATCGCCTGGCAACTGGACTGGTTTTCGTATCAGGGCCTATCCATCAACACAGGCCCACGGGAACATCGCAAATTATCCGATGGCTATTAAGTGGTTCTGCGCGAGCTATATGGCGCCCAACACGCCGGCTGGGGATTATGGGATTTCCATCAGGGATGCAGCTGGAAATCGCCTGTTCGTCACATCGGCCAACTTGTCTCTGCTCAACAGCCAACCCGCGATCAACGCGTTCTACACGGCAGGCACGCCGATCACGGGGACGGGTTACTACGCTTCACCGTCGCAGATGGCGTGGACCGGTAGCTATGAGGACTACGTGCTCGGCAACGCTCTGTTTTCCAGCACAAACGTAGGCCAGACAACGCAGCAGGTGAGGCCGAACTTCGGTGGATTCCTATCCGGCAACCGAAGCGTTCTGCAGATGTACTGCGAGAATCACGATGGTATCAACCCCGCCAGCGTCAATGGTCGAACGCTCTTCGCATCTCGTCCCATGAAGCCTCTTTAAGGAACAACCAATGGCAAAGCAAGTCATCAATCTCGGGTCGTCCCCAACAGGTGCTGGCGGCGACGACCGGCGATCTGCCTGGGTGAAGGCCAAGGCAAATTTCACGGAGTTATACAACTGGGTAGCCAACGTCTCGCAGGGGGATGACGTAGCCACTGCGCTGCCGGCTGCACTGCCAGTTGCCAGGGGCGGAACGGGCGGCACTACCCCGGCCGCCGCGCGCAGTGGCCTGGGCCTTGGCAGTGCCGCAACCCTTAACGCCGGCTTAGCGAGTGGCAACCTCCTGCAGCACGGCGCATTCGGGCTCGGCTCCACAGCTCTCCCCCTTGCCGCCACCATGAACGTATACGCGTCCGGCTTCTACTCCATACAAGATCCAGAAACCCAGTATGTGGCGAACACAGGGGTCACGAGTGGATCGATGATCGCGATGGGATTCCCTTTCCAGACGACCTACGGCTCTCAACTCTGGATGGGCTTCAACGGAAAGATCGGATTCCGTTCTGGAAACTACTCAAACGCGCCGTTTTATACGATTTATCACACCGGCAATACCACCCGAGCCGCTGACGGCACATTGAAGGCGATCTGAGCATGACAAGAGCAGCAATCAATATTCTCGGTGACGGTTCGATCATCGACATCACGTCGCTCGGCAAGGCCGATATCACCGTCGATCACCCCGGCCCAGGCCAGTACCTGATTGCCGGGACCCTCGGTATGTGCCCGCCGCCGGAGGGCTGGGGGTACGTGATCAACCAGATGGACGCCGGTGCTTCCGTGGCTACCAGCTTCGCCGACGGCGTGCTGCTGGTGAGCGTCGCCAAGGATGGTGAGCCGGCGGACTTGCTGCACAGCATCACTTTGCACGTGGCTGTGGAGGAGCTGCCAACGCCAGAGCCACCCGAGCCGGTGCCGGCGGATCCGCTGCAGCAGGCGCATGAGGAAGCGGCCCGGCTGCGTGCGATCGCCGATACCGCCATTGCTCCACTGCAGGACGCAGTCGACCTCGAAGAGGCGACCGAACTGGAGGCGGCCCTGTTGAAGGAATGGAAGCGCTTCCGCGTGACGTTGAACCGCCTGCCGGATCAGGAGGGCTACCCCAACGACATCACCTGGCCTGCGCTGCCCGCCTGATCCGCACCAAACCTACCGACCGCCGCCTGGCGGTATTTTTTTGCCTGGAGAAAAGCCATGCCCTTCATCGTTATCAACCGCACCAACGCTCTGGACCCGATCCGCACAGTTGAATATGCCACTGAGGCTGAGGCAGATACCGCAGCCCGGGAGCTGCTGAAAAGTCAGCCGGGCGCCGAGGTGCTGACCGCGCAGCTGATCAAGCGCTACTCGGCCCAGGTCCGCGTAACTGCCCAGGAGGCGGCAGACATCGAGCCCGACGCGCCGGCAGAGGAGGCTGCCCAATGAGCACTCCACGCGGCGTACGCAATCGCAACCCCGGCAACATCGATTTCAACCCGCGCAACGACTGGCAGGGCCAGATTGGCAAAGAACCTGGTGGCCGCTTCGCCATCTTCGACACCCCCGAGAACGGTATCCGCGCGCTGGGCAAGCTGCTGATCAACTACCGGGGGAAGGACGGTATGCCAGGCGTGGGCGGGAAGGGCATCGACACCGTGCTCGAGACCATCAACCGCTGGGCGCCGAGCAACGAGAACGACACCCAGGCCTACGCCGGCGCCGTGGCCAAGCGGATCGGCGTGCGCACCACTGACCCGATCAACATCAAGGACCTGGCCACGCTGCGCGGGATGGTGGTCAGCATCATCATCCACGAGAACGGCGGCAATCCTTATCCGCCGGCGATCATTGATGAAGGTGTGCGGAGGGCGCTGGCATGACGATCAAGACGATCGGCCGCTGCCTGGGTCAGGCTGAGGATGGTTCGCTGTGGTTCTTCTGCAGCGGGTGCAAACTTCCGCACAGCCTGAACGTAGGAGCGGGTTCCGGGCCTCGGTGGGGGTACAACGGCAACGCCGAAGCTCCCACCTTTACGCCGTCCGTTTTGAGCCGCTACCGGATGGGCAGCAGGGAAACGGTCTGCCATTCCTTCGTCACCGATGGTCGCATCCAGTACCTGAGCGACAGCACCCATCCACTTGCTGGCCAGACGGTAGACCTGCCTGACTGGGAGGAAGCATGGAACAACTGGTAGCAAAATACGGCGTGCCCCTTCGCTGCATTGCCCTGGTGCTGATGTTGGCGTCCTACTTCGGTGTCTACCAGCATGGCCGGTCGGTAGAAAGGGCGGAGGCCTCCGCCGCTTCGGCAGAACGAGACAGCGGCGACCGTCTAGCCGAGGTGATCGGCGAGCGCGGCGCCCGCCAGGAAGAACAACGACGCGCCCAGGCGCAGGAGGAGGCGCGAGCCCATGCACAAGAAGAACGAACGATTGCTGATACTGGCGCTGCTGGCGCCGATGCTGCTGGCCAGCGGCTGCGCGACGAAGCAGGAAAGCTCGCCGCCACCATCAGTTGCCCCGGCACGGATACCGCCGCTGTCGCCCGAGGCCAGGCAGCCACCCGCGCCGCCATGGTGCTCTCCGACTTGCTCGCACGGGCTGATGAACGAGCGGGAGACCTGGCAAAAGCTTATGACCGTGCCCGAATAGCCGGGCTGGCGTGCGAAGCGTCCTATAATGCGCTGATCAACTGATCGGAGCACGGTGGTGGAGAAACGGACGTTCATTGGGCTGGTGGATGCAGGCGAGCCGCTCATCAAGCAGGCGATCGAGGCCATGCGGCAGTACCACGCAGCAGAAGCCGCCGGGCTACCAGCTGCAGAGGTGGAGCGATTGCACCTGCTGGCCGAGTCGCTGTTCCAGGCTGTCTCCGATTACCAGCTACGAGTCGTGGCCCAAGCCCGCGGCAAAGATCTTCCCCCACTGCACTAGATCCGCTGATCGGCAATTGCCCACGGCGGGCCCCGCCTATACGATACTGTATTTTTATACAGTATCGGTGCCCCATGTACTTCCTCCTCGTGCGCCGCCGCGTGAATGGCGTGGCCATCCCTCCCGAACAGCTCAGGAAGATCAAGCCCCTGCGCGCCGATATCCACATCGGTGACCACCAGAGTGAGCCATTAGGTCGTGTGGCCACCCAGGCTTGGGTGTTCAACCCGACGCCCGGGCCGGACATCATCCCGCGCCTGCATGACGCCAAGGTCAACGGCATGGCCCAACTCGGTATGAACATCAATGGGGTGGAAGACATCGACGGCGTGCTCTATGCGCAGTCGTGGTGGTGCAGGGCGGAATGATGAGCAGATTGCCGCTGGCCTGGCTGGCCGAGCTTGACGACCAATTTCCCTTGATCACCGATCCAGACGGTCGGGCCGCCGTGCTCGGCGAGATGGCCCATGCCGCGCATCGCCGGCGGGAGGTCAGTGCCGAAGACCTGACGGACATGCTTGAGCTTGCTGAGGCTGCCAGATACTGGGCGCTGATGGAGTACGAAGATGCCTATCATATCGGCTTGTTCATGTATGAATCAGCGGAAGAGTGGGAAAGGGACGAGCCAGGACGGATCGTGGTCGGCAGAACGCCTGGGAGGGGTGCTTCAGCTGTCTAATACTGCGCGAAAGCTACTCGGTTTTACTGGGCGAAAGTCGGTCAAACTCGCCAATGCATATTAGACAGCCTCGATGCATAGGCCGCGAACTGCGCGGCCTGAGGTCTGTTTCTCACACTACTGCTGCAGTACTGGAAGGACGCCGCCCTATTGTAGGCTCATTGAATTTTCTTTCGGACCACTTGTTGGCGAGCATGCGTACAGGCTTGTCCGGTCGACTTCATCGTTTGACTCAGCTTTTCAAAGTGGTCCCTGACACCATGTGTATCAGCAAGCGAACTGAGCCAACCTAGATTTCTAGACGTAACCGCATCGGATGCATTCTTGCCTTTTCGGATGTGTTCCAGAAATTGCCGGTAGGACAGGGTAGTGAGGTTCAGTCTGGTGAGCTCTGTATGCAAAGCCTTTTTGTTCGGAGCTGATAGCTCCGTCAGAAACTGCTCTATCAGCGGTTGCACCAGTGCATCAACGGCCTCTCTGGCGGCTCGGTCTGCCGCCAATGCTGCGTGGTATGCAGATTCACTGGAGCGGAGGACCATCATGGTGCGGTCAATTCTCCACTCGGATGCACAGGCAGGACATTCAATGCTGAAGGTAACGTCGACACCGCTCCAAGGGTTGTCTTGCGAAGTTACCCTTTTCACCACCCGACCCGCATTGCATGGACAAGCGCTTACATCAAAAGTGAATGTCTCGGAAGTGCTCATGAAAGGGCTTCCTCGGCTCGAAAGAAGACTACCATGGTAGCAAAAATCGATTCCAAAACTGAAACGGCAGGCCTTGCCGTATGCGGCTTGTAGCCGTGCCGTTTCGCCTTTGTTTTGGAATCGATTCCACCCCCCAAGCGGCGTGGCTTATAGATTTATCCTCCGGTCTTGAAAACCGTCGATGGGCAACTATCCTAGAGTTCGAATCTCTACGCTTCCGCCACTTTTTTCATCAAAAGCCCCGACTATTCGGGGCTTTTGTGTTTCTGGGATTGGCACAAGGTTGTGGCCACCCGTTGCATGCGGCCGGCGCAAAGTCAGGGCCCGGTGTTCATCCCTGGAAGTTGCGCGGGCCTGTACGGGCCTCATCGCGGGTAAACCCGTTCCTACAGGTTCCCACCGGTCATAAGCGTGAACTGTACCTGCATGAGCGGGCTTGCCTGCGATCAGGCCAGACAGCCAACGAATCATTTCGAGACTCAATGCCGCGTCCGCGCCACAGCGGCACATTGAGGCAAGCAGACAATGCACGCGTACAAAGGGCTCTCGCACTCAGGCACAGTCCTTTGCACCCTTGCTTCAGGCATCATGCTCCAAGCACCCCCTCCGAAAGCTGAACCCGCCCCATGCCAGACTCCCCCAAACCCAACCGCGCCATCTACGACCTGGACATGCTCCGCACCCTTGTCATGGTCGCCGATTGCGGCAGCTTCACCACCGCCGCCGCGCGCTTGCATTCCACTCAGTCGACCGTCAGCCAGAAGGTCCGCCGCCTCGAGGAAATGGTCGGCCAGCAGTTGCTCGACCGCAGCAACCGCGAGGTTCACCCGACCGACGCGGGTGAGACCCTGCTGGGCTACGCACGTCATTTGCTCGCAGTCAGCAACCAGCTGACCGAAGCAATGGCAGGCGGTGTCACAGTCACCGTGCGCATCGGCCTGCCGGATGACTTCGTCGCCGGCAAGACCATGCAGGCGCTGGCGGCCT